CCTCCTTGATTATATCCCGGCAATGCTTCCACAAGGCCCTGAACATTTCCTTGCTGTAGTGCGTTCATCGCACGCCCTCCAAGAGTCTCAAGGCTCCTTACAGCTTCTTTCTTGATAACTCTTTCCCCGGCCTCAAGTCGTGCCAGTATCTTGTCGCCTCCACCGTATCCCGGAAGCCTGACACCAGTCGAAAAGCCGGGAACGTCTGGCACTCCACCAGTCGAGACAGTGTTGATAACCTGAGTGTGAGTCGCCGTCGTATTCTCGCTCAACTTCAATTTCAACAGATTTGCTTTTTCCGTTGCCAGTGCAATTTCGTCTTTCACGCCTTTTACTGTAGCTTTTCCGAGTTCAAGCTGAGAATTCAAGCTCTCAATCTCTGCCTCAACGACCGGGACTGCATTCTCTGCAGCCTCTTTCATTTCCTTGGAAAACTTTGTCGCTGACTCTACCAGCTTATCAGCTGACTTTGTCGCTCTGTTCAGTTCGCCTGTCGTGACGTCTGAGCCCTTGCTGGCGTCTTTCTGCAACTCAAGTATGGCGTTTGCTGCCTGCACCGCTGACAGCGTAAGTTCTCGCGCTCTATCGACGTTTCCTGCAGCTCTTTCCTTTGTGGCCTGCTGAAAATCATCTTCGGCGCGATCGAGATCGTCAACCAGTTTCTCAAGAGGATCAAATCCGCTTTGCGCTCTTTTCTTCTGACTCTCCGCGATAGTGTCCAGAATTTGTTGTGCAAAGTCGGCTGACTTCTTAACCTCTGCTTGTAGCTCTCGTAATTCCTGTTTACTTGCTGTTATCTGTTTCTTGATTAATTCGTTTTTAACTTTCTGAGCTGCAGCGGTCGAGTTGATAGCTGCAATCTCAGTATTCATTTGAGAGATAATATCTTTCTCTTGCTCCGCCAGAATCTTTTTTCTCTCCCTCGCTTTATTAATAAGCGTCTGCAGTTTGTCGGCTCCGATTGTCTGGTTCGCTGCCATTTCCTTCTGAACGTCTGAAGCTGATACCAGCTGTTTTTCAAGAGCTGCTATTCCCTTTGTCAGATTATCAATTCCATGATCAGCTCTTTCTGTCGCCTTGTTTGTTATTCCAAGAAAGTCAGAGAAAACAGCGTTGACTCTCGCGACCTGAGACAATACTTTTGCAAACTGCAAGAATTTTTTTGATATCTTCAAGACTCCGATTTCGATCTTTGGCAATAACTTCAAAAACTTCTGACCGATAACATTGACCAGATTCGTATATCTTGTCCTGATCCTTGCGAGGACATCAGCCTGACTGTCAAAATCTTTTCCGACTCCCTGAATGATTTGTTGCCCCTGACGGATAACTTCTGTCAAGTTTCCGACTGCTATCTGTTGAGACGTCAGCTCTGACGTAAGCACGCCAGCTGCTGCAGCTGCTCTCCTTGTCGCCTCAGCTTGTGAGAATTGAATACCAAGATTATCAAGTATCAACTTACTGGCACGACCCGTACCTTTTGCCACGTCCTCAAATTGTGTTGTCAATGCTTCGCCTGTTATCTTTGACGAGGCCCTTGCAACTTCCATGAGCTCTGTGATCTTTGTCGGATCAAGTCCAAGCAGCAAAGCAGTTCCAGCACTCTTTACCAGATTAGAACGCGAAACCGTACCTCTCGCCACTTCGTCCAGCTTCTTGAGTAATCCTTCTGAATCTTGACCGAGATTTGCTGTAAAATTTTTGAATGCTGCTTCCTGAGCTTTCAGCTTTGCAGCTCCTTCTGTAAAGTCGAACAACTTAGAAAGAGTGAATCCCAGACCGACTGCAGTTGCTCCGATCGCTACAAGATTTCCCTTGAATCCTTTGAATGCCTTACTTAACAATCCGACACCAGCGTTCAGCTCCCTGTTATTCTTTTTGATCTTTGCCGTCATGACATCGTGAGCTCTTCTGATATCATTAGCGGAAGCAACACCAGAATCCTTTATCTTTTTAAAGTCGGCTTGTGCTTTCCGGGAACTCTCCTTGATTGCTTTCTCTGTCCTCAGTCCTGACTTTTGGAAAGCTGTCGCAACCTCCTTGCTTGTTCCGTCTGCCTTCCCTGCCATCTTGTCAAATGTCTTGAAATATGCAGCTTCCAAATCTTTGAGTGTGGCTTCAGCCCCGGAAGAGTCTCCACCGATTTCAATCTTAACCTTATCTGCCATTTGTTTTCCCTCTCGACCTTATTGGAAGTCCCATTTTTTTAAATGCAACCATTGGATCAAGTACCTTTTTCTCAGGATTTAATCTTTCCCCGGCCCGCAATACTAACTCGTTGAATTGTATCATTGTCATTTCCATAATATCTGAAACAGTGTGGCCTTGATTGACCAGAAAATCTATATAAAATGACAAAGGTCTTGCTTCTCCAGAACTCTTTGTGACTGACCTCTCACTCTCCTCAAACTCCTTTTTGTCCTCCGGGAAATTATAACTGATAAAAGTTTCCATCAGTTTATCGACCGTCGTTGCCGGGATAGCCCTCTTGTCAATACTGAGACAGTCTATCATGAGAGATAAGAGCAAAGCCGTTGTGTATTCTTCAGCGTCGGGAGATGTTGCCAGAGCTCCCACGCGATTAATAATATTTAATTCTTTTATCTTAATCGGACGCATAAAGAATTCAAGAACTTGTCCTTGATCATTACTGATAGAAATTAATTTTTCATCAAAGTAACTTTTCAAAAATTAAGCTCCGTGCATTACATAGCCAAATGGTTCAGTTGGTGTGACTACTTTGTCAACCAGAATGTTTAATATCAAGTTCGACTCAGACACTTCTGTTGAAGAAAGAGGACTTGATCCGTCTGGTTTGATCTCACAGTTGTTTATGATCCATGTGATATCACCACCGTTTTGTCCTTCAAACTCCAGCCTTGCTGATCCAAGGATACTGGTGTCGTCTCCGGGAACAATCCTGTTTCTCGTTCTTGCAGCTGAAGTATAATTCAACTCAAGGGCCAGACCAGTCGTGATCGAACCAGTTGACAGAATTTTAATTTCTCCAGTCACAGCATTAATCAACTCATAGTCTGTGTTGAGAGTATAAGTCGGCGTTCCACCAGAACCGTCAACCGTCAGAGCCGAAATATTTGTTTCAGCTGTAAAGATAGAACGATCCAAAAGGACTGGAGCCGTTGCAGCTTCGTCTGTGATAGCTGAACCTGATTGAGTCGTTGACGTTGTTCCGTTTCCGAAAAGAATAATATTCCAGTTTTCAGCGAACAATTCATCAACAGCGAAATTGAAACTCATTCCGATATCAGTTACAATATTTAGGTCTTTTTGCCGTGATGATGAACTCGCGATATAGGCGAAATGTTCGATTTCTGCTATCGTACGCTCCACGGAAAAATTCGGGATATTTCCCAAATCGAGATAGCCATTCCCGGCAGCCCCATCTTGACCGCCGTCGTTAAAGAATAGCCTCGCTCCACCGAGCGTATAATCAGTTGTAGCCATTGTAAAATCCTCCTCATGTATAAGGTTGAAAAGCTTTCGTTGCGTACTGTACTTCCAGTGTCATTGATACAGTTCCATATTTGTTATTGAGCCTTTCAAAATCTAAAAGCTCATTCTGGATGGGCCTCACAAGATGTGCCAGCCCTCCGAGATTCTGATTAGTTCCGAGTGCGGTTTCGATATCTGCCAATACTTCCCTTGCGCCTCCAGTTGACGTGCTAGCTGATACTTTCGCCTCAAGCTCGATCGTTAATGTATGGTAATGTCTCCCGCCTCTTGTCTCTACAGCCTCGCTGGTGTCCCGGATATCAATTCCCGGAATTTCTGAATCTTGAAAGTCAATAGACTTCCATTCAAAAACGTTTGAGCCAACATCTGTTTTATGTCCATATAATTTTGTCACTTTTTCGAGAACTGAAACCAGCTCCGTGATTATTCGTTGTCGTCTTGAATCTGCCATAGCAATTTAATAACCTTAAAAAATCATGAACTTAAATTAGGAAATACGCTAAATTCTTTTATATCTGAATGCCACGCTCCTTCAGGCGTTACCACATACGCTTGTATCTGCCAGACTCCAGACTCATCCAAGTCATTAACTGTAGTCGTATACTGTAGACGCCCATCTGTGCCATCAGTAGTGAAAGCAGCAGCAAAGGCGCCACCTGTTAAGGACGGATTTTGCAGTATTATCTGTTTAGTCGTGGCAGAAGAAATATCAACCGGTGTGTTATCGTTTTTTAGAGTAACCTCTAATACTGTTCCTACATCATCCACATGTATTTCTTCTATAATTTCAGTTGATGTTGACATAGTTAAAACTCCAAAGTGAAAGGTTTTTCTTGATCAATAAATAAAATTAAGTCCTTCTTTTGATCTATGAATAAATTGAAAGGGATAGTATCCTCTGGGATTGTCGGAGCAACAAAAACACCCGAAGACAAACCGCGCCGAAGAATAAACTTCACTCCTCCGGCCACAGCCCCCGTGCTCAATCCTTTTGTTATTATTCTTATTGCCATTATGTTGCTCTGTTTATATCTGTCGGTGTTGTTGCATCGTCAATAGTAAACGTCATTGCTGTCGTTGTGCCGTCTAATTTCCTTGATGTTCCTGTAGTTGATACAAATTTCAACGAATTCATCACACTCCATACTTGATATAACAATTGTGACAAAGTAGCTTCTGAACCATCAGCCGCGTACGATTCAGTCAACGCGGTAGTTAATACGTCCGAACTACTCAGATCATTTAACGCTGCTATCAGGCCGGGTAAATCGTCAGATTGAAGCTCGTTAGTATCTGCAACAATCAACGCCGTCTCGGCTTTTATCGCATCAATTTTGGTCTCGTTTGTATCTCCTTGAGTCGTCAGCTCGTCTATCTTTGCAAGCTCTACGGAATTGCTATCCATCTCTTGTCTATTTTCAATTGCGGTTGGCGCAACTCCCGCCGCATCTGGTACGGTTGTATTTGCGCCGTCTGTACCTCGCATGTCTGTATTAGTGGTTGTAGTATCTACAAGATCAACATTAACCACTGCACCTGCCAAAGTTGTTATCGCGCCGGCCGACACTATGTCAGTTGCCGCTACGTCATTGAGCCCTGAAATTGCAGCAGGTATATCATCCGTTTGCAATTCGTTTGTATCTGCAACGATCAGCGCCGTTTCAGCCTTCACTGCAATAATATCTGCCGCTATGTCTACCCCCGCCGCATTTGTAATTACAGCTGCTTCTATTTGATCAACGTTAGTATCAATTGTATCCACCTTTCCATCTATCGTACTTAACGTTGCTGGTAATGTTGTTCCAGTATCTGTTAGTATTGAATCAACGTTTGCATCGACTGTACTAATAGGCGCATCTATATTGTCCCCAATTATTTTACCAGCCGTTCCTGCTCCATAAGCTCCCGGCAATGTTGTAGTCCATGGATCACCAGCAGAAGCTGCGCCATCAAGCAATAGGTCTAATCTACCACCATCAGCCCAATCAGTCTGAAGTTCATTTGTATCAGCGACAATTAATGCTGTTTCTGCTTTAACGGTATCAACCACTGCATCTAATGTCGATATTAAACCCGGAACATCATCTGTCTGAAGCTCATTTGTATCTGCAAGAATTGCATTAATATCTGCACCATTATCGTTAGCAGTCTGTGATGTACCACTAACTGTAACTACATTAACATCATTATACCTATTTTCAATAGAGAATGTAAATAACCCAGCAGTTACAGTACCACCATCAACAGTAGTTCCATTCACCATGACCATATAATCAGAACCTATGGCATAATCTGCATGTGCACTGGTATCAATTGTTATTTTATGAAGCCCTGTCCTACTATCAAAATTGATAACAACAGACGCCCCATCTGTAACCAAGTCAGTTACACTACCATCTTTATATACAAATATATCTGTATCTGCTAGATCAGTTATAGTTACAGAGTTACATGGATCATTAGCATCAAACGTATTGAAGTAATGATACACTGTCACATCTTCTGCGAAATCACCTATGTATGGTATCATTATATTGGCCCTCCTAAAGCCCCGATAAATGGATGGTTAAATGGGTTTTGTGGTCTTGTGCCACCTGCTACTGCTGTACCAAATGGGTATAAATATTGCCTTCTGAGTAATGCTTGCGGGTCTACGTAAAGTTGTTGGATTTCCGAGGAAGATAATGCTCTGTTATATATTAAAATATCTCCCATGTGACCATTAAACCAATCAGCCCAACCATTATCACCAGCACCTATAGTTAATCTTGTTATAGATTGAATATTTCCTGTTTTTGCTATATGTCCCCATAGATCAGTATCTACATATATGAACATATTTGACCCATCATATACGAGAGTAACATACTGCCACACATCAAGAGACATTGCAGAATTACTATCAAGTGTAGTTTCACTACCTGTATTCAGACGAAACTGGATTTCTGCGTTTGACCCCATAATATAAGACATGAAATAAGTATTATTTGTTGCAATCCACTGTCTATTATCGCCAGTTATTACAGACGGCTTCATCCATGCAGATATAGTTATTTGATCTGTAAAAGCATATGTAAAATTAGATACGCCTATATAATCGCTACTTCCATCGTAATCTAAAACATACCCATTTTTAGATATACCCCAATTACTACCATCCATATAAGTAAAGGCTCCGTGACGATGGTTATTTGAAATATCTCTCAGCGTTGTACCCGTTGGGCCTAAACTTGGACACCAAGCACCTACTAAACCATCCCATAGATTAGGATTAGCGGATTCAGATTGGTTTCTAGCAAAACCTTCTGTATACGACGGTCTTGATTGCTGCGTAGATGTATAAACCAGGTTCGTAGTTGTAGGTAACGCTTCTGATTCTGTCGTATATCCAAGTCCAGGAATTAACCACTGTTCCCCTTCATTCTTAGCATCTATATACCCATAACCTGGAATTAAATATTGTTTGTCATTCGCCATATTAACTTTCTGTTATTACTGGATCAATATATGCGGTGGTACTTGCCTTGCCTAAATATACTCTTGCTGTTACTGGTCCAGCTCTATTAGGTGTGACAGTAACGGATAGCTTACGTTCATTTTCATTTGTTAATGTTTCAGTCCATACTTCTGCTGATGAATCTGTATCTGTAGGTGTTGTAAGAACATCTATTTTAGTTGTAGCAATTGACCATGTAGAACTTGTAGTTCCTGGATATTCTAATTCCATCCATACTTCATCCTTCTGTAAAGCAGTTGCACTATCATGTAAGAATTCAACTGTAAATGTCGTTGAACTTGTTGAATCTGTCCAATGTACTATAGGAGGACTTACTAAAGGCTGGATGACTTCTATCGCATTTGTATTAGTAGTCATCTGTATAGACTGACCATCTGTACCATCACTTGCACCGCCTGTTCTATACTCAGTAATACTTGTAGTATTTGTTCCTTCATAATATTCTTCATGGAATTCATAAGTATCTCCATCTGTATCACAAGAATGTAGCCTGACTCTATAACTACCAGCACCAACAATAGCATTTTGTAATACAGTTAAAGATGCATGCAGTTTGCACCTTTCAAGAAGAACCTCAAAGAAACCCGTAGTCCCTGTAGGATTAATTAAATTTCCACTTAATGTAGACAAGTCAACATCCCGGATAACAACAGAACTACTTCTTGTATGAGTATCAAATAATGTTGTTGGAGCAGTATTTATTAATGCCCCTCCTTCCCATATAAATTTTGCTCCAAAACTTACATATATTTCATTATTAGTCCCGCCCATATCTATATTGGTATTTATCATATGAATTACCATATCTTCATCAGAGCTTCCTATTCGCCACTGATCAGGACTGGTTATTACGCACTCTTCAAATGTAAGTTTAGAATCAGCTGTTATCATCTGCATCCAATCTCCCGATGTAATTGCTACACCGTGAAAATATAAATATCCATTCATTGTAATATCTGTTGAGCCTGTTGTAGATATAATCCCTCCTGCAAGCAATGATGTAGGAGGTTCTGGATCACCTGAATCATCAACAGATAATATTTGTATTGGAGCACTTACTGTCCCTCCGACAATAGATGAGGCACCAGTTTCTGAATGATTATCAGACATAAAGACTCTACCTCCTGCTCCAGCAGCGGTTATAGCCCCTGCAAGCGTAGCTTTTGCTAATGCCCATGTTGAGCCATCATCACCATTATCACCATCACTACTTCTTAAATATATATCAGCCATCATTCACCCTCCACATCTACAGTATCTATATCAACGTCAGCTTGTATTGCTAATAAATTAACTACTCGTCTTTTCACTTTAACTAGTTTGTTACTCCAATCTGTATTAATCTGTGCATCACTTAGGTTACTTACAGTGTTTAACATTCGTCTTGCAGTATCACTATCACTGGTCAAGAATGTTTTCAGAATCGCTTTCAATGCTCTGCGTTTAGTTATGTAATTAGCAGTATTATTGATTACATTCCTACCTCGTTTCGCTCTATCCACAAACCTAGATTCTTCTGCATCTTTTAATCCAGTATCTACTTTGATAGCATTTGCAGCTAATAACGCGGGTATATCACTTCCGTCTGGAACTTTATATACTTTGGTGATTTCCTCTCCTATATGGCTTGTATGTCTTTCCACAATAGAGATTCTACCGTCTTTTTGAATTATACTTGATTCTGTAATGCTTGATACTATTGCCATTTTTTTTACTCTCCGTTACATTCCAACCGTAAATGTATTTGACCTCATAACTTCATCATCTAAACCGTTTGATTCCCATACTAAAGCTCCAATAAAGGTTAATCCGTTTGCTTCTGCACCTGCGTAACCACTACCATCCGTAGGAAGTTCGCCTGTTGTATCACCACTTGCCATGTATAAATCAAATGTACCGTCTGCCAGCGTACCTTCATCGTGTGTAATTTCTAGCTGTACCTGCGAACCCATGTATAAGTTTGATGTGTTATCAACTTCATTATCTCCGACAATTTCCGCCGCATCTGCTAATGTAGACGCGGCAACAAAACCTAAATCATCATCTGCTAATTGGGTATATGTAAGTTTAGACACACCACTTGTAGTGGTATAATGTACCGCGGTTTCTTTTATGTTTATTCTACCGTTGTTATTGTATGTTAATGTTTGTCCTGAATTGTTTACAACTACCCATTGTCTAAATTGTGGTAATGCCATTATGATACCCTCACTTTCTGTATATGACCTTCTCTCACATTACCTAATGATAATTCCTCCCACCTGGATATAGATTCAACCCTTAACGCTTGCAATGCTACAATAGTTACACTCCCACCACCAAATATATCTACCATCAAACTCGCTTCAATGCCGAATGGGTTTAATGTGCCTAAATGTACCAAATCCCATACTTGCTGTTTTTGCGCGTCTGTTTTAGAATTAAATTCTGTTTTATCAATTGCATTTAAAACTTCCGAACCTGTTAAAGATGTTTTGTTTCTTGTTCTGTACTTAGTATGTCCATCTGCTTTAACTTGTGCGTCTGTCATCCCTGCATATCCTCTAACTAAAGGATCTGTATCAATTTCTGTTTTTAATTTTTCTATATCCATTTATTTTTCCTTCCTTAATATATATTTATAACTACATAAATCAATGGTTGAAGTCGTTAAATGCCCCCTTAGTCTTCAGATAATAAAATCAAATTTCTTCCCAATTAGTAGAATCGTATGAGACAAAAACCACGTTTGTTCCCGTTGCCAAATTAGCAGCACGGGCCGTATCTACTCCAGCTCCTAAATTATCAGAGCTTGCCGGGAATATTTGAACGCCATTTGCGCCATTGTTAATAATAATGATCTTTAGTCCTGCAACCGCTGTAGGCAAAACGACTGTATCGCTTTCATTTGCGCATGTTGATATTTCATTTATCTCTGCCGTAAGAGCGAGACCGCCTCCTTGAGTTTGCGTAGTGCCTGCCGTTAATCCTGCGTTGACGTCTCTTGCTATAATTTTATCGTCTCCCATACTAAGAGCACTAGTCGGATCATCTATACCAATACCAACACGTCCCGTATTTGTCAGTTTCATAACTGTATCAGACAAAGCTGTATCGGCTATGTCAGCGGTATTATTTACCGCAAAAGACAGATGACCTCTACCTTGTCCAATGCCTTTATTTGTATAGAAAATACCAGCTTTAGAACCTCCAGACGCTACCGCTCCAAACAGAATTCCTGTAGCACTGCCACTACCATCAACAGCCTTTGTAAGCCTCAATGCCGCGGTAAGATCAACAGCGCCATTTGTTGTAATTTCCATTTTGCTCCTTGGCACATCTTCGCCAATACCAACAAAATCAAGACCAGCATCAAGAAAAAACAAGTGTGTATCTGTCAATCCCTCGAATCTACTATTCTTGTCAGCTCCACTATTATTAAACAATAGACTGGCCTCTACAGCAAAAGCAGAGTCGTTATAGGTCACATTCGGGGAACCTTCAATAGTTCCATCACTTTTCCATATCGCAAGCTCATTGTCGCTAGGCGTTCCAACTTTTGAAACATCTCCACTACCAGCCGTTGTTTGTACTGTGTCATCAGCAAAGGTAATAGATGACCATTTCCCCGAACCGTTAAGAGAGTTCTTTAATGCTTGCCCTACTTCCGTTGAATTAAGTGGAGTCGGAAGAATGCCATGTGTATAAGCATCTTGACTCATATATACTGCACTTAAAAACAACGACATAAACAAACTTATAATAAATTTTTTATTCAGCATTTCCTTAGCTCCATAAATCCTGTAAAATATAAAATCATTGCTTACTGATTACACTTGTATTGACGTCTATAACATCTGTCCCGTTAGTATTTACCTTCACGCCGATCCTGTACGCTTTTACATATTCATTAACAGGAATTATTACAGCTTCTGTTGTTGCTGCTGCCACATTCAACACATATATTTCAGCCCAAACAGGCGAATTTGCGACTTTGCCCTCAATCCTAAAGTCTATACTTGTGGAACCTAAAGTCGGAACCGAAACAGAAACTGTCTTTGTCCCGATATGATCCTCCGTTTCAACCTCTCCAGAGGTGGCAGCGGACTCGCCATCCTCATTATATATATAAGTTGCAGACGTCGGATTGAATGCGCTGAAATGGTCAATATCTAATCCATAAATCTTAGTTGTCCCACGATCAGTGACCGTCACACCGTTTTCATCTCGTGCATCTGCGGAGGTCGCCATAAAAAATAAACAAGCAGCCAAAGGCACAATTAAAATATTTTTGAATTTGTTTCTATTAAAAATCTTCATATTTCAAATCTCCTCTTTTTAATCTTCTGAAAGTAAAATCAAAGTCATTCCAGTTCCGTCCGGTTGAATCCCGATGATATTGTATACAGTGGAATTAATAGTCATTGTTTCGCCGTGAGCCACTGTCGGAACGTCGCTGGTCTTAACTTGAACTTGTGGGACTGTTGATTCAATTCCCATTTCGCCTTGTACAGCACTTGAAAACTCGTCGTCAAATACACCTTGGATCGTGGCTGCGTTATAGGTAATATCAACCGCGAACTCGTCAGCGTTAATGAATGTGTCTAGGTCAGTTATTATGTCGGCTTTGAATGTCATATTATACGGGAGCTCCCCCCGCCAATAATGAAGAAAGGACGAAAGCCATTATTGACAGAGGAAGCAGGCAAATTATATAAAAAAATATTATGTTAATGTGGTCAGATTCGCATGTTGCCAGAATCCATAACCAACGTTGCGACTTGCAGAAACACCGTAGTGATGCTTTTTATCATTGAACTCAAGCTCTGAGCCCTCAGCTATTGCGTCAAGCTGGACGGCCTCCTCTTCCTGCCTGATCAACGGCTTTGCGTTCCCATCAGTTCGGAAAGTTGCGAACTTTGTTGTCCATGTCAATCTAGGATTGACCCACAAATCAAAGTTGACTCCAGAGGACATAATTGTATTCTGTCTTGATCCTGATCCGTCTACAATCGTTGCGTTTTTAAGTGCAGACATTGCAGATGCCATGAAAGGAACTGGAACCATGATGCCGAAAGAGTTAGCCCCTTCGTTCATAGGCTCGCCCTGATCATCAACGAACGACAGAATTTGCGTAACGGCTGCAAGTATAGCAAGCTCCATTTCTGCAGCTGTTGGAGCTGTAGTAGTTGTCACGTCGTAAGATATGTCGTTTGATTGTGATCCTGAGTCGCCCTCTGAATGATCAGTATCAAAGTAAAACTGACCGTCATAACACGCTGTTGATTCTCCATTGATTATCAGCTCAGAAAGCAATTTCGCCCAGTGTGAGTTTGTGCGGTCTGCAAGCTCTCTGATCCTCAAACGAACCTGACCAGTTTTATCTCTTCGAAGTTCTTTGACAAGGACTTCCAGAGTTGCTTCGAATTCCAGATTCGTGATAGTGATTCCGTTGTCTCTGAAGCCTTTAGCGTTACGACCTCCGAGCCACTCACGCATCTGAGGAACCATTCCAAGCCATTTATAAGTCTCTGATTCTTGATTTGACTGAAACTTCATTGAAATAGGATCAATCCAAGAGGTTCCGACGTTTTGCTCTAATCGAAGGAAAAATTCTCCGATTATCGCTCTGCTTGATAAAGCTAGTGCGCCCATGTTATTCTCCTTATGTAAAAATTGTCATGTTGAAAGAAAGACTGAGAGGCCACGAGAACGGTGTAACCGTGGCCCCTCCGTCACTATTAATGTTTTATGCTATTGTCCAGACACCGACTTTTTCAGTGATGACATAACCATCGTCACCGCCAGATTTCACAATCAAATAATCTCCACGTCTGGCCGTCGCTTTTGTGTTTACCGCGTCGCCTTCGTCTGCTCCGGTATCATCCGGGCCAGCGATCTTGTCACCAGCGGCGGGAGAAACAATAGTTCCAACAGCTCCAAAAGCTCCACCATTTACGATCATCACGTCCAGCGCCGTTGCAGCTGCATAAGTCAACAGCGTGACTGTTTTCGTGTCAGTGGTGAACCAGAGACCTTTTCCATTGTCTTGAATGTCAAGAGTCAAATCGTCGTCAACCAACTCCCACACGCGACCACCGTAAGGATCAGCCATATTACCAGCGTCAAACTCAACATCAACAACGCCAGAGGAAGCAAAACGAACCACTTTTCCGATGAATATTCCGCCCACTGGAGAGAACACAAACGTGTCGTCGTCAGTTGCGTAGATAGGCTGGCCGACGTCAGTAATCACAGCGCCAGAAACAGAGAGCTGAACTACGCCTCTTTTTCTCACTCTCACGTTTCTATCAGCTGCAGCACCATCTGAGTTGTCAAGTTGTTCCTGAACAAAGCCGACAAATCTGTCAACGCTGGTCAGTGGTCTGGCGTGGCCCGTTGCGTCAACGAGTCCCACTGCAGAACCTTCATAAAATATATCGGCCATAGCTGGAAAATCATTTTCGTTTCCCAGTACAAACGACCTCGCCTCATTAGCTGCCAATGTAGTCATAACTTTTTTCCTCCATTTGATTAAGGCTTAAGCTCTTTTTTTCGCAGAGACTAAACCAAGATTATTTTTTTCAGAATAAAATACTATTAAGCTTTAAAAATTTACCTTCTCAGAACTCTGTAATTGTCGGAATTTTTGTCCATAGCTTCGAAAGCTTCAAAGCTGTCAAATTCCTTCTTGAGTTTCGGATCAGCGTCCCACTTTTCCTTAGCTGACATGTCAGTCTGGTCAACAACGGTCTCTTCTGCTTCATCTGCTACAGCCTGAGCTGAAGTGTTTTTGATCTTTTCCAGTGCTGAAGCATTTGACTTTTTATCTGCATTGATCATCTTGACTGCAGCCTCACCGACAGTGGTTTTACCATCTGAGATCATAGCTTTTGCAAGGTCTTCATGACCTATAATAGTACAGTCCTGAATTCCTTGAATACGGGCTCTTTCTGCCTCTACACCTGCATCAACTCCAGCTTTGTAGCCGTCATCCTCTGCAGCCTGTGCAGTCTGAGTGTTTGCAGCTTTTGCCTGTTCAACTCCAACCGCAACGGCCTCATTATACAGAGCGATATGGTCAGCTTTTAAATTTTCCAGATTTGCTTCTTTCTTCGCGAATAATGCCATGTTTAAACCTCCATTGTTAATGGTTTCAATTAATAAATCAAACGTTTTAATTTCATCGACAAGCCCGGCTTTTATTGCATTGTCTCCAATGAATATTTTACCGTCTGCCATAACACTCCCGACTTCCTGTTCGCTTACATCTCTAAACTTCGCAACGTCACTGACAAAGGCTTCCATGATCTTGTCTACTTGACTTTGTAATTCAGAACGCCCGACATCTGTCAGCGGAGCATGTGTCGAGGCTATACGTTTATATTTCCCCGCTGTAATTTCTGTTGTTTTAATTCCGAGGTCAGATTCCATAACCGATGTATCCACATGTGTGGTCAATACACCGATACTGCCAGTTGTAACAGTTCCACCTGAGATCAAGACATGTTCTGCAGCGGCCCCGATCCACATTGCAGCTGACGTCATTATTGAAGATGAAATTGTAATAATTTTTTTCTTATCTCTTGAGTCAAAAATAAGATTTGCAAAATCCTGAACACCACTGACAGTTCCACCGGGAGAGTCAATATTCAGGACAATTGTGTCGATTCCTTCATTATTGAGTAGTGTCTTGAAATCGACAGTAAGCGTGTCAAGAGTCGCGCCACCAAAAAGCATAGTAAATATGTCAGCCTTTTGTGTGATCACTCCTTCGATATTTAAAACGCCTACGTTGTCGATAATTTCAATGTCCGGAGACAGCCTCGTATCTGCTTTCTCTTCCACATCAAAAAGGCCATTTGCTTCTTTTTCAAAGCCAGCAATCATCTCACTTGTTATACCATCATAGACAGACTCAATTTTTGTCAGCTCTGATTGAAGGATTGCCCACAATGAAGGAAATAATTTAAGCCCCTGTTTTATTGTCATCGTTTGATTCCTCACTCAAAGAGTTATTATCGTTTCCTGTTGTAGCTTCAACAGGCATAGGATTTATTATTTTTCTAATCTCTGCAAGTTTTGTCTGCTCTTTTTTCACCTGCTTAATATTTTGATCAAAGTCAATCCCCATAGATGCAGACTCTGCAGCAATGTTGCTGAAGAAACCGTCAACTCTTGCTTGTGCTGCAGCTGTTTCTTTTGTTGGATCAATTTGACCTTGTGACGGTCCGATCCATAAGTTTCCGAGATATGCTTTTCTGATTAATGGATCAGTCAAGTAACCGGGAGCGATTATCCTGTTTCTCAAGACGGCCTCTTCCATCCAGAGCTCATATATCAAATTACAAAAATGATCGACCATAAAACCTCGACGAGTCATGAAAACTTTCCAAGCATTCAACATAGCTGTTCGCGCTGCAGAATAACTCTTTGTAAAATGCTGGATCAATAATTCAAAAGGCAGCCCCAGTGCTGCTCCGATTTGTCTCAATATACTCTGGACGAATGGATCAAATGCAGAGTTAGGCCTCCCCGGATTTGCTGTTGATATTTTCTCCCCCTCTGCCAGTCCAACAATTGCACCGCTTCCCATTTGATAATCTTCGTCTGTTGACTCTCCGCCCTCGTCACTAGGCAAGAACGTTGAAAAGTCAGCCCCTCCCTCTGGTGTTTCCACAAACACTGTGAAGTATGATGAAATGACAGCACTCTGCAACTCTGCGTCCGTGTACTTGCCGAGCTGGTGAAGCATTTCAACGACAGGCGCGAGATATGGAATTCCTCTACTCTGGCCCGGTCTTAATTGTTCAAAGACATGTATTATTTTTCTTCGTCCGTTCCCGGTAAAGGCACTGATTGAGTCCCACTTCCGCTCGATAGGTGTTGACTCTGCTCCCGGATGCTGCGTTCTGATCCAGTATCTTTTCGGTGTCCCGGCCTTTGTTTTTTCTATACCTCCAGCCAGTGTCGTTGTATCTCTTTTATTATGTGGATTTTCTACTCTGTCAGCTTCGAGAACCTGCAGCCTTAATCCATAATTTAATGTATTGATTTCCTTGAACAAAGGAAGGACGAAACAATCCCCACTTTCAAGGATCGAACGAAAAACCATATTTTGAAAGTCGTAGAAATTTTTTCCTCTGTTAATGTCACAGTCAAGAGACTCAGCCCACGAGTTGAATTCAGCCTCTGTGTTTTGTTGCCATTCGTCGGCCTGTTCAGCACTCAAGCCAAGTTTGCCAGCATCTATCCTTGATTGAAGTTTCAGTCCTGATCCTATGACATGGACTTGATTCGTTTTGACGGCTCCAGCTGCAATGGGAGTGTTTCTCAATAATGAACGACTGCGATTTCTTAAAGTCGGAAGGTCGTCCAGCGTGTCGGCGTCAGCGTCTCCCACTTTGGGATCGAATTCTTTTATGGTTCGCCTTTTTTTAGAGGCCCCGTTGTATGCGCCATTAATACCGACAAAGTTATTTTTCTCAATCATACTCTGTTGAGCGATCAAAGGCAAAGCAGCCATGTTGACAGGATTGTTGCTGCGAGTTATTTTGTTTAGTCTATTTCTCATGAGCTTTTATTTTCTCTTTGCTTTCCTCTTTGCAAAGAATTGACACTTTCCTTTCTCATTAATCAGGATTGATTTCAAGTTGCATGTCTGGTGAACCGGAATAAAATTCACACATTTTGAGTTAGCACAAAACAAGTCCACTTGTGGATTCGCCTGAGCGTTTGGTTGAACATAATATAATGCTTTTTCGTCCCTTTTTGCCGTTTTTTGATCCATTTTTTATCCTTTTTCCCGTTTTTCATGCTAAATTGTTGTTATTCCACGTACTTTAATACCTCCCCGGCTCTTCTTTGCAATCTCTCCATTCCAGAATTGAATTTCCTCTCTAAGGTCTTTGATTTTCTGATTAGTTTTCGACCTGTTACCGATTGTATATTGTGCAGCTGTTACCGCTGCAGCGTATGCTGTATTAGCGAGAGAGAGATTCGTTTCCATTTCAGCTGTTGTCAGTGCCATGTTATAGTTGAACTCCTTTTGATATCACTCGTCGTTTCGGTTTTTGAACCTGATTTCCTTTTTGTGTACCTTGCTCAATTACCTTATTCTGAGGACTTTGTAAAGTTATATTATATTTTTTTGATATATCCTCGATCATCTGTGAGACTGTAGCGTTTGGATAAAGCCAGTATTGCATAATATTAAGAGCGACAATTCCATAAACAAAAGTGTCAAGGGCCTCGTTCCTCGCTCTGCTCGTATTCTTCCAGACCTTTCGACGTTTTCCTTTATACCACTCCGTCACCTTCCGCTCAGAACAAAGTTGATGAAAATAAGACTCTGGCATTCTCAAAGGAAAATGAATATAACCTGCTCCGGGAACCTCAGTCTTTAAGCACTCGTTCAAATGGTCCTTTGCCGTGTCTGTACCTACCACAAACAAATATGCCCCTTGCTGCTTAGACGGAGCCTTGACAATAGGCTGATTATATGAGCTAGAGCCTTTTATCGAAAATACATATCTCTGTTTTAGTATATAACGAGTCTTGCAAAATTCATAAACTTTCGCGGGATAGTGCCCGCCAGTATCCAAGGCAGCTGACATGATCCTCATTCTCTGTCCTGACGGATGCGCATATGATTTTAAAAGGAATTCGTCTACATGCGACCAGATTTCAAGATCAGCAAGAACACCATGAAATGTTTTATATTCAATCACATAAGTTTCGTAGTTAAGGCCGAAACCGAGAACTTGAACCTCGATTCTGTCGTCCTGTATATCAAGCCCCGCTGTTAAGAGAACTATATTTTTATTTAACGGCTCGATCTTGTAATCTTCGCGCCTGTTGAATAGTTTCTCCCAGCTCATAGAGGGAGTCTCTTCCTCCTCCCACGGCTCAGCGAGGACGTCATTTGTCCATGTCTCCCTGTCCTCTATGTATGTCGGATTTCCTTTTTTCTTTTTCTGCAGAATCTTTAAGTGTTTATTAACTGCACTCCTCCACTTACTGGAGCCAAGTACAGAATAAAGTTGTGGAAGTCTGAATCCGGGATACTTTCCAGCGGGATTTTGTGGTCTCCATTCGCCTTGTTGCAACATCGAAAGTTTTTTGCTTTCCGGGATAAGTGTCCCGCAATTCTCACATGCAAGCAGCACTTGACCTGCAATCTTGAACGTCTCCCTGTCATAATCAAATTTGATATTCTTCCATTTAATGGTGTCGTAATTATCACACTCAGGACAAGGAAGGAAAAACAAACGCTGATCAGACATAAGGAACTCAGCCCAGATTATAGAATCAACTTCTTTTTTTGGAGAGGAACAAAGAAAGATTTTTCTGTTTGAAAAAGTTTCTGTTCTTTCGATAGCCTTAGAGACAGTCCAGCCCGGATACATGTCAACCTCGTCAAGAGCGAGAAAACGTATCGGCTTTGATCTCAAAGTATCTTCGGAATTTGCAGTCATTAGGTTGATACTGCCTCCGGGAAACTCTTTCATATCAATAGTGTTGCCTGCTTCGCGTTCTCGCGAGCTCGCAACTCTCCCGGTCAACACTGGTGTGCAATCAATCATCGGTTGCAATCTTTGCTTTGAAAAAGCTTCGACTGATTTCAACGTAGACTGAACGATCCCCATAGGCCCCGGCATTAAATGGATCACTTCACCAGCCCAGTTCAGAATACATTCTGTTTTTCCGAGCTGCGTCCCAGAAACAAACACGGCGTAGTCAATGGGATTATTTGCGGAGAGACAAGACATAATCTCTGTGAGGTATGGTGTTCTTTCGTTTCTCCATCGCCCCGGCTCTGCTGAGCCTTTTGAGGATAGAACTCTGTATTGTTCGGCCCACTCATGAACCTGTAAGTCTGGATCAAGAGTGAGCCCCCTGAGAGCTGCTTTTGTGTAGACGCCTTTTTTTAATGCCACCATGTACAAATAATAAAAAGTACATGATTAATCGTCAAGTTTTATCTAATTATCCATATCTCTATACATCCACTTGACTCCGGCATCATCAACCTTTAATACGACAATGTGTATCGGCTTAATGTTTTCTATGAGTCCGAAAAATGCATCTTGTCCGTACTTATAACACCAATCGTCGAGACACTTTTCCATGTGTTTTTGTAGTGTATCGCCAACCGACTCCAGCCATGAACTAGAAACCTCTCCGCACTCCTCATGCGCATTTTCTGTAAGCGTCTCAACAATATCATTTAAATAAGTCGAGGCTTTTTTAACATGAGAAACGCCACTGTATACGATAAGATCGTCTTTTCCTTCCAATGTAATCAAGTCCTCTCTGTATCCATCTTGTATCAGCTCGTCAATATCGCTGTAGTACCATGTCTCATTCTCTTTTTCCAAACTATACATTATTTTTTTCTTACTCTCGTCACTCAACGTCAATCTCCTTTAATTTAAACTTGATATATTCCTCTCCTCTCGGAACTATTCTTTTTCTGACAATTGCGTCATAAATCCGATTGTCATTGAATCCATATTTTTTTTGCAACACATCGACAAACGGTTTAATCGGATTGTCCCAGTCTCCCCCCTTGTTAGAAAGTCCAAACTCAAGAGTAATTTCTAAATCTCCCTCCGGGATAAAAATTTCAGTCGGAAGCATTATAAGCAGAGCCCGTTCATAAATCTTATAGTTATCGGTTTTGAAACGTCTCCCTCTCCATGCGTCATTCACTGAAAGCGGTTTTGCTCTGACAGTTGTTATCTCGGTCATGACATCACCGTCGTTGTGAACATGTTTGTTTTCATGTTCGGTCCATATCCAGTGCGATAATTGACTTTCATTTTCTGGTCATAGTCAAAGCCATAGTCTTTCCAGAGCATCCTTGCTTTTTTCCATATCCTGATATTCTGCTTTGACGTGTCAATCGCTTCGGTGTGTTTTGCGATCTCTTGTTTCAGCATCAAAGCGATAGGATTGTTTTTGTTCTCGTGTTTTAATTTCTTCAAAATACGGCCTATCTCCTTTCTGCTATCTCTTACGGTGGTTATATTTGTTTCCAGTTTGACCATCCCTGAGTCAAGGGCCTTATTAACCAGTTCTATCATGTCGGCATTGACAATCTCAGCCAGACCTTTTCGAGATACTACATTCTGAAATAGTTGTTGAAGCAATCCTCCCGCTTTCACTGATATGTCGGCCTCTGACACGTCGCTTCCTGTCAGATCGTAATTCTTGCGCCTTTCTGGATAGCTTAAAACTTCATAAGCTGCAGTAATTCCCTTGAACTTCTCCTCTGCTTCCTTGTTGCCCTGATTTTTATCAGGATGATATTTCTTTGATAATTCCCGGTATTGATCTTTAATCTCTTCCGGTTTTGCTTTCTGCTTGACATTCAGTGTTCTGTAATGGCTTAGCATATTTATAGTCCCTTTCTTTTTTATCATACTTCAGATAGTCGATATGTTCACAATTAAGATCAGCGAAAATCGACATTAAATTTCGCCTGTGATAACTTCCCAGATCAGAGTCGTCGGTATTACTAAAAGCAATCGCCAGCTCAATCAATAATCGTCTGTCATCTTCACGACAGAGACTCTTTCATTTCCATCGCCGAAAGGAATAAACTATTAACTTTGTCAATCGCTCTTTCCCGGTTAGGCTCCCGGCCTTGAAAAGCAGTGCCAGCTATAGACCAATCAAAGGAACCGTCTGGACGTCTTTTCACCAGCGCGAATTTTTCGACAACTTTCACTCCCTCCCGGACTCCGAAAACGTCCTCTCCTTCTCCCGTGAAATGCCACTGAGCTTTATCAATATTGTCTGGTATAAACGAGTCAATCATTTTTTTATCTTCCTTTCTATTTAACCTGTTTGTGTTTTTGTTTTTTTTCTAACTGGCCTTGTAACCGCCTCGTAATCAGTCCATCCATTTTTGATCCTAGACCATAGCACGTCTTTCTGTATATCATAAACGTCACACCAATAAGACAATTTTTCTTTTTGCCCAAAAAGACTAACAAAACGAATATTTCTTTTATTGCGGTTCTGCTCTTTTGAAGTTGCCCATTTACAATTAGACTTGCAATAACCTTTATTATTATCAATCCTTTCTATTGACATTCCTTTTGGTTGATCTCCCATGTCAAGATAAAATCTATCAAAACTACTTATCCACTCTTGACAAACATCTATGCCCCTTTCCCCATAATTATAATAAGCATTGTTTTTTGGATTAAGACATCTATCCTTTATATGATTCCAAGTATTATAGGATCTGTTTCTAGTCTTACCGTGAGTCGTATTTCTTTTAGTTGTGACTTCTTTTCTCCAACAACCACACGACAAAATCTTTCCGCGTGTCAAGTCTGAGGCTAGTCCTGTATGATTATTCCCACATTCACAAACCAAATCCCAAAGAATTTTGCCTTGATTGGTAGCTTTTTGGCTAACCTTAACAGCGGTAATTCTCCCAAATCTAAAACCTGCTATATCAAGTCTTTTTCTCATTACTTCACCTCTCGAATGGCACTTTCAATCTCTTTCTTTAATATTGCCTTGAATTTAAACTCGTCGGTTTCTCCGAGTAGCTTCTTTGCTGCTCTGACTACTACATTCAACATTTGATCCCGGTAACGTCTGTATAAATCTTCAGCCTCTTTTTTTACTTGCTTCGTGTTAATCACTTGCCCGGCTTTCTCTTTATATTCCAGCTCTGCCAGATCAGCTTTGCTTTTTTCGCGCCGGGCCTTTGCTTTGTTGAACTCAACACCATGATTGACTTCTGTGACTTTTTTCTCTGCCTTTTTGTCAAGCTTCGAGTTTCCGTTTATATTGACATTCTGTTCAAGCTCTAGGTCTGCAGCTTCGGGATCAATCATCCCATTGATCAGTGTTATTTTAACTGGCTCAATCTTGCAATATCTACGGATCAGAGAATATGAGACGTCGCGCTGCTTCGCATACTGGGACATTGATATCAACTTCGTTTCCTTTTTCTTGACTGATTTTTTCTTCGCCATATTGTCCTTTGTTAAGAATTGATTTTTTTGTTTTGGCTTCTGTAGTCTTTGTTATAACTACGCTGGTACTTGCTCATTTTCTCTTTGTTCTCTTCATCCTCTCGATAAGTTTTGTATCTGTTCTTATTCTTTTCGACAGCGACAGCATTGCAAGTGCAGCAAGTTCTGCAGTTTTTATATCTCAAACTCTTTCTGGTTTTCTTGTATTCATGTTTATGGACACACAATGCCCCCAAATACCTCCGCT